ATCTAGGCAATTTATTTTTCAAATTAAAAAACGATGGCCTCACCTAGCACCTAGGGTACGGCCTACACTTAAACGGAAGACAGGAGGAACACATAATGGGACTGATACTACATTGCGGAGCCAAGGAAGTAGAGTACCAGCAGTTAAAAGATTACGCAGTTACCCCCCAAAATCACTCGTGGGTAAATAATAAAACAGGCAAGCATCATAGCCTAGATCGTAGTGAGCGATGGGCAGGTATACAGCACTATGATTTCGCTAGTAGCATAGTAGATACGTGTACTGGCCTGAATATGCTCGTTGATATGGAGGCTACTAAGTGGGGTGTTAGTGATGAAGGCTCAGATTTATTTGCATTGATTAAGTTTCAAGAGTATAACCACACACTCAACAAACCTACCGTACCATACAACTACGCTACAGGTGGAGTAGTACCCAGTCTAGGGCTACGCCATAGTAATCGTGGTAGATTCTCTGCCCAAGGTACCATTGGTGGATCAGTTACAGTATGCGACAACCTAATGATTACAGGGCAATTTGTATTCAAGCACAAGCACACTACAGGTAACGTCAATAATTTGACGGCCTCTATTGCATCAGGGATGTTGGAGTATATCAATGGCTTACCCGCTATTGCTCAGACTGTCAATAATCTACAGAGTAGTGAGATGACTGACAAAGCAGTAGGTGCTTTCTATACCAAGCTAGGGAGGCAAAAGATTATACCGTGGTCACACATTGGGAAGGTAGATAAGTACTGGGTTACGCCTACACATGAGGAGTTCAATCGTCCTACACCGTGGCGTATGTATAACGCAGTCAACACAGTAGTTAAAGAGTATAACCCATTGCGTCAGTTTGAGGTTGTAGCTAAGACTACTCAACTACTAGAGGAGGTATCAGCATAATGTTTCTTACTACTGAGCAACGTAGGGAAGGTATAGGTGGATCGGATGTAGGTTCAATCATGGGTGCCAACCCATACCGTAGCCCTATAGCTTGCTATAAAGATAAGCTAGGTGAGATGCCCCCTATTGAGGTTAATCATGCTATGGAGTGGGGTAATCTACTAGAGGATGTTGTCGGTATGAAGTATGCCGATAGCAATAACATTAAGTTTCACGGTAACATTGACCCTATAGTACACCCACCTGATTGGCCTGTAACAAACAATGGGATAATGTATAAGCCAGATACCATGCGTAGTGCTAAACATAACTGGGCTTATGCTCACCCTGATTTCTATATCTTCTCACCTGAAGGCTACACTGGTATAGAGATCAAGACAGTAGGTGACGGCATATATAAAAAGTATTGGGCTGAGGGGGAAATTCCCCCTTGGCAGTATTACCAAGTAGTCTGGTACTCTATGGTTACTAAGATAAACAAGTGGACTATGGTAGGCTTTGCTCCTCACCTACGCCTAAGCAAAGACCCTATGCTAGTACATGAGATTGAGATCGACCTTGATACACAGATGAAGGTATGGGAGCGAGTAGAATATTTCTGGGATTGTGTACAGAGTAAGACTATACCAGAGCTACCGTCCTATAATGAGCAAGACCTCAAGCTACTGTACCCAGAAAGTACAGGCGATATGGTTACGAGTACTAAGTATATTGATAAGGTTGCACGTAATTTATTTACAGTACGTGAACAAATCAAACCGTTGTTAGAGAAAGAAGATGAGTACAAGAATGAGATCAAGGCGTATATGCAGAATTGTAGCAGGTTGATTGGTGAGAATGGTGGTGAGTTGGCTACCTACAAATCACCCAAGGCTAGGGTAACAGTAGACTATAAGGGTATAGCTACCGACTTCAAGAAAAAGCTAGGCCCGGAAGCGTATGGTACTGTAGAGGATTCCAATACTAAAGCGGTAATTCCCGCACGTAGATTCTTACTAAAATATAAGGAGGATGTATGACAGGACGCACAGTAGAAAGCGAGTGGAATGACATTACAACAATGGAACAAAGGTTGGCTTCGAGGAAACCATTGAAAAGCTATACAGTAGGTTCCAATCTAAAGAGTTTCGTGACGACCTAGCACAGTGCATACAGGCTAAGGGTAGTAAGGGTATGGACTACGTACCGTGGTCTAATGTAATGGATAGATTTTTCAGAGAATGCCCTACGGCAGAGTATAAATTCCATGAGTACCCTGTTGATTTAACTGACAGTGGCGTGACTGTGAAACGTATCCTGCCTTATACTGGTGATAGTAAACATGGTTACTTCGTAACTACTAGCATGACTTGCTATGGTATCACCCGTAGTATGACATCCCCAATCTACGGCAAGACCTTTGCTACTATAGCTCTTAATCCACAAGCAAACCAGATACATAACGCACAGATGCGTTGCTTATGTAAAAACGCAGCGATGTTCGGGTGCGGTATTGAGTTGTGGACTAGGGAAGAAGCTACACAGTTGGCAGCAGAAGATAGCATACCAGTAGAGACAGGCATACCAGAGGAGAAAATTATTGCTGTTGCTACTGAAGTGTTTGGTGGTAGTGAGGTAGAAATTGAAACCTGCCCTAAGTGCGATTCTAAACTTACACAAAAGTCTAGCAAGTTTGGCACGTTTCTTGCTTGCGTAGGATACCCGACTTGCAAGTTCACCAAGCCTGTCACATAATAATTATTATAATAATAATAAATAATAATAATAATAATAATAATAATCTGAGTAGGGGCTTACTGCCCTTACTCGTTGTGGGAGTTGCGTATGCAAGAAAGTAGACTAAGCGACAGTGAGCTAGAGCGTACCATTCTGTCGGTAATGTTGAGTGGCAAGGCAGAGACAGCATACTTTGCCGATAGATTACACAAGACAGATATGTACTTCAATCATCACCAGACTATATTTGCAGGGCTAGTTGATCTGTTTAAGTATAGTCACGATGTAGACTACATGACGTTACGCTCTAAGTTTACTGGTGATACCCGTATACTAGCACTACTAGAAGAGATGAATGGTCTAGTACCATCGCAATCTTTAAACAAAGAACAAGCGCATAAGTTGCTTAAAGAGTGTAGTTCTAAGAGGGCTATACTTAAATTGTGTAAGACTGCACTAGAGAACATAGAAAAGAATACTGATTCTGAGGAGGTCATACAATTACTACAGCGTGAGTCTACTGACATACTACGCTCTAGTAGTTTCTTACTCAATCAATCTGGTGTAGCACATTCAGAAGATTGGGTTAGGGAGATACAAGAGGAGATAGATTCTGGTGAGCGTGATGCCGATGAGTTTGACGGTGCCCCTACTGGCATGAAATTGTTGGATGAAAAAATGAAGGGGCTACAGGACATCAATGTTATCTCTGCACCTACAGGGCATGGCAAGTCTATGCTTGCGTTGAACTGGATGGTAAACATATCTTACCAACCGAAGTTTTATGGCAAGGTACTGTACTTAAACTATGAGATGAATCAAAAGCAGTTAGCTCGTAGAGTATTGGCTATTGCATCTGGTGTTACCTACAATGAAATCTATAACCGTAGGTTTGTGAGTAAAGAAAATGTAGACAAATACAATAGAGCTAGAGAACATTTCTTAGAGCGTAAGAATATTATCCTTACCAACAATGATCCTAAGACTCTATCGGTTACGATGGCATTGATACAAGAACACGTTACTTGTAATGATGTACGTATAGTAGTCATTGACCATCTAGGTGAGATCGCTAGTGAGCGTGAAGAACATAACATGGATCACTGGATGAAGTTATCTAAGTACGTTAAGGAGTTAAAGAATGTCACTACTAGGCTAGGTGTTAGTTTAGTTGTAGTCGCACAGCAGAATCGTGAAGGATATAACAATGGGCTAGGACAGGCAGGTGGTTTAGGTCGTGTTGCTGGTACGCTAGAGTTGAGTCGTGTGTGTGACTGCTTTATTAATCTGTACACTGATCGCCATGAGCAACGTATCATGTCACTAGAGAAGAATCGCAATGGCGAAGCCTGTAAGTTTGTAGTGAATTTTGACGGCCCTACTCAAACCATTACTGTTAAGGAGGAGTTACAATGAAATACGTACTAGCACATCAATGCCACCATGAAGACCATGAAGGGGATGACCATGCGTTAGCCTACCTGCACGAAGAAGAAGAAGATAAGGCTAGAGTAGTTAAAGTATTCGCAAATAAAAGTGAAGCCTTACAGTACATGAAGGCAAATAGGTGGACTCTTAATGAAGTCATGGTAGTACCACATAAGGAGGGTATCTGGGATGAGTAAAAAATACTACAAGGTTACAACAATAGATGTCACTACTACTGATTACTATATAGACCCTGATTCTAGTGAGACTGTAGAAGAAATTTTAAAGGCTGTCATGGAAGATGAGTGGGCTGATGACGCTATGACTACTGTAGCATATTGCCCAATTGCAATTACTCAAATTACGCATTCGCAGTTTGAACAGAGGAGAACAATATGAGTAAATTCAGCCGTAGTAAGGGACAAAGAGGTGAGCGTACTGTAGCTAAACTGTTACAGGAACGTCTTAACTGTGACGTTAGTAGGGAACTGAGTGCCTCCAGAGATGGGGGTTGTGATATTAAAATACAGTTAGGTGATATCACATATCTCATTGAGGTAAAGTTTCATACTAAAGTTAGCCAGAGTATTGTCGGTGGATGGTGGGATCAGGCTATAAATCAATGTGATCTCCAAGCAGCAACCTATATGAACCCAGTACCTATATTGATATACAAACAAACACACTGGAAACAATGGGAATGTAGGCTACCTTGGTACCATATGCTCTGGCAGTTAGGTAAGACTGCCTTCCACTCTAAGCTGACTAGCGTTAAAGACCAGCACACTACTGTACCGATTGATATCCTCACAGATATTATGAATGGTGGTAAGCTCCAGACTATATCTAAGGGCAAAATGATTACTACTGATAACAATGATATAGATCGTACAACCTTGGGGGTAAAGCCGTGACTGAAATCAAAATACCAGTATGCTTTCTTAAGTGGAACGAGGTATCAGTAGCATTACACATCGCATCACTACGTCATACTGAGTCTATACGCATGGGCCTTAAAGACAATCATGGATATACTGGTAGGGATTTACACGACAACCTATACGGTGTACTAGGTGAGATGGCATTCTCTAAGATTACTGGGCGGTACTTTCCAATGACGGTGAATAACTTTAAGGATGCAGATGTAGGGGATAAGTGGCAGGTTAGAACCGTTGGTAGTAATAAGAATCGTAGTCTAATTGTGCGGTATCCTGATCGCGATCACCACTTCTATGCGCTCATGCACGTAGA